GTGGCTTTTGCATCAAGGCAGGTCAGGCCCATTTCGCGAATTTGCTGCGGCAAATGCCGGAGAGGTACGCCTTCCATGAAGATCAGGAGCAGGCGTTGCGGCGGCATCTTGGGAAGGACGTGACGATTCTGCGCGAGCAGGTGGCGGGCGAAATGCGCCCGCTGACGTTGCGCGAATTGCGACGGCGGATTCAAAGTCGGGAGCAGATCGATTTGCTGGATTGGGGCGGTTGTGGCTGCTTTGTTGATGGTGATGATGATGCCTGAATCGCCCCCTGGTGCTGGCCGGGTGAGCCTGCGGGTCGGCAGCCTGTTCGCTGGGATGGGCGGCTTCGACCTGGCGGCGCGACGGGCTGGGGCTGGCGGACGGTCCGAAGTACCGCCTCTGCGGCAACGCGGTCGCGGTGCCGGTCGTCGAGTGGCTGATGCAACGCATTCTCACGTACGTGAAGGAGAACTGATGGAGTCGGAAATCACACCCCTGGTGAGCGGTCTGCTCAGCCGGGAGTTGGGCGAGGCGGATAGCTGGCATCAACTGGCGCTCTACCGGCTGGAACTGGCCGAGACGCGGGCGGCAGTCGAGATCAATCTGCGGGAGGCGGCGGCACGCGACGGCGTGAAGCTGACCGAAGGGGCGGTGGCGGCGCACGTCACGATCGACCCGGCGGTACGGGACGCTGAGCGTAAGGTCCTGAGTGCGGAACATGCCCTGCGCACGACGCGGGCGCGAGTCGAGGGGGAGCAATGGACACTGAAACTGGCACTCGCCAAGCTGATGCAGTCCGTAACGCCGCGGTAATCGAGGGGCGGCGGCAGGCGTTGCTCGAGGCGCAGGAAGCGGTCTATCACCTGGAGGACCGGCTGCGCCTCGCCAAGCAGCGCCAGGCCGATTGTCTGTACAAACTCTATGAGGCGATTGCCTTGAATGGTTGGGTGAACGATGACGGTGACTGAGTACGTGTTGGACCACGGCTATTTGCGCAGCCTGGGGCGCTACGGCGACGATCTGACGGTCGTGAACGCGGCACGGGTGTCCTATAGCAAGGAGTCCGCGACCTACGACCGCTGCGCCGTCTGCGGCGAGCGGCAGTGCGACTGCCGGCAGGTGACGGGCGAACCGGCCGCGCGCATCGGCCCCTTCCTCGAAGAGCGGGACAAGCGACTGATCCGCTACCTGATCGAGCACCGGCACTGGTCGCCCTTCCGGCACGCCTTCTTGCCGGTCGAGGTCAAGTGCCCGCTCTTTGTCGCCCGCGAGTGGTGGCGACACGCGGTGGGCGCGGCGACGACGGAAGAGGGCACGCCCTGGAACGAAACCTCGCGCCGCTACGACGATAGCCCGCCGGAGTTCTATCTGCCGTCGGTGTGGCGGGGGCGGTCGGCCACGAACAAGCAGGGCAGCGCCGGGGTCGTGGAGGATGAGGCGGGCGAACTGGCCGCGGCGTACGACCGGGCTGTCTCGGATGGCCTGTACGCCTACGAGCAGGCGCTTGCGCAGGGCGTCGCCCCGGAATTGGCCCGCCTCTTCCTGCCCGCCTACGGGCTGTACACCCGCTTTCGCTGGACGCCCTCGCTCCAGGCCGCCCTCCATTTCCTTTCGCTGCGCACTGCACCCGATGCGCAGTGGGAGATTCGGCAGTATGCTCAGGCGCTCGAACGCCTGCTCTGGCCGGCGTTTCCGACCGTGATGTACCACTGGCAGGAGATCAATGGCGCGTAAGGCGTATCAGCCGGACGTGGCGATCCTGCGGCGGGTCGTCTTCGACGTGGTGACGCACCAGTTGGCTATCCACCCGGAGTTGATTCGCAGCTCGTACAAGATCGGGGAAATCGTCTTTGCCCGGCGCGTGATTGCCTATCTGCTCTATCAGGCGAGCGGGATAAGCCTGTCGGCGGTGGCCCGCCAGTTGGGCCGGTCGCGCTGGACGATTGCCCGCGACGTGCAGGTGATCGGCGGGCTGACCGGCCCGGAACGCGACGTGGTGCTCGCGCTCCAGCAGGAGGCGGACCGCCGCTTGCAGGCGATCGGCTACCGGCACTAGACTCAAGTGCTGGACGGTGGCGGTCGGTCACGCCAGCGCGCGGGAACGGCGAGGCGGTCAGTGTTGGGAGAGGCGCTGACCGCCTCGCCGCGTCCGGCAGTAGTAGAGGCCGGTACAATCAGGGGAGCAAACACCTGGAGGCTCGGCATGGCAAAAGGCAAGAAGTGCAAGCACGGCAACAACCCGGCGTCCTGTAAGTCCTGCAAGGGCGGGAAGGGCTACTAGTGCTCTCGCTCCAGCCGCTCGCCGGGCTGGAACTCGCCCTCGATCGCGAGCGGCTGGAACGCCGCCTCATCACCTTTGTGAAGGCGGCGTGGCCGATCGTGCAGCCGGCGGTGCCATTCGATATGAACTGGCACCTGGAGTGTATCTGCGACCATCTGGAAGCGTTGCTGACGCTCGAGATTCGCGACCTGATCATCAATATCCCGCCCCGCTATGCCAAGTCCAGCATTAGCTGCGTGATGTTCCCGGCCTGGGTCTGGACGAAGCAGCCGGGGTTGAAGTTCATCGCCGTCTCCTACTCGGAGGACTTCGCGCTGCGGGACGGCATCGCCTCGCGGTCGCTGATCCGCTCCGACTGGTATCAACAGCGGTGGGGCAACAAATTCAAGATTCTGAGCGATCAGGATACGAAGTCGCGCTATCAGAATGATAAGGCGGGCTTCCGCCTCTCGGCCGGGTTTACCGGCTCGGTCACGGGTGAGGGCGCGGACGTGCTGATCGTGGACGATCCGATCAAGGCGCAGGATGCCGAGTCGGAGGTCATGCGCGAGGCGAACGTCCGGGACTGGCGGGAGTCGCTGGCGAACCGCTCGGCCGATCCGCGTACCTTCCGGCGGGTGGTCGTGATGCAGCGGCTGCACATGGAGGACCTGACCGGCGAGCTGCTGAAAGACGAGGGCTGGCATCACCTGTGCCTGCCGGCCCGCTGGGAGCCGCGGGTCTACGTCGAGACGGGCGAGCGGGTGCCCCAGCCGCACGACGACTGCGCGATCCACCCGGACCCGCGCACGACGGTCGGGGAACTGCTCTGGCAGGACCGCTTCAATGAGGAAGCCGAAACCCACATTGAAGAGGGCATGACGGCGCACGCCGTCCGGGCGCAGTACCAGCAGCGGCCGATCCCGCGGGAAGGCCAGTTGTTCCGGGCCGAGTGGTTTCCGCCGATTCCGGCCGATGAGCGGCACAAAGACTGGCTGACGGTCCAGGGCTGGGACCTGGCCTGGTCGGAGAAGCAGCGGGCCGACTTCACGGCCTGTGCGACGGTCAAGTACGACCCGCTGACGCAGAAGCTCGACTGGATCGACGTGTTCAATGAGCGGATCGCCCACACGCCAACCGACCCGCGGGTGATCGCGATCATGCGCGACTTCATGCCGGCGGACGTGGAGGACACGGCGGGTCAGCTCAGTGCCGGGGTCAAGACGGCGCTGGTCGCGCACATGGCGATGCATATCCTGGCGCACCGGCCGCAGGTGATCGCGATCGAGGAACCGGCCTTCAAGGCGGAGTCGATTGCCGACATGATGCAGATGCTCCTCGAAGTGCTGACGAACCTGGGCTTTATCGACTTCATGATTCTGTCGGTCAAGCCGGAGGGCAAGAAAGAGGTCCGGGCGATGGTGCCGGCCGGACGCGCCGCGGCGGGGTACTTCCGGGCCAATCAGAAGATGGTCAAGTGGGGCACGGCACTCGCCCAACTGCTCGCCTTCCCGGCCAAAAGCGGCGGGCATGACGACATTGTGGACGCGCTCGAGATCGCGACACGGGCCGCGCTCAAGCAGCCGAAGCCGCACGAGTACCGCACGTATGACATTGCATTGGTAGGCTGATGGATCGACGCCGGACGAAAACCGAACTGTTACTCGCGGCGTTGCGGGATGCTTTGGAAGAGCACGAAGCGATGCTGAATGCGATGCGCGGTCAGAAGTGCGTGACGATCTTCGTCAACTATCGCAATAGTGGGTTGCCGGAAGACGTGGTGGTCCGGGTTGACGGACAGAGCCGAGTATTGCAAGGACCGCGCGCGAAAGTTACGATAGACTAAACGCTGATAGCCCGCAGTTTGAGGGGCGGTGTCTCGGGATGACCGGGAGCCGCCCCTTTTTGCGTTTGGGTGACGATGGTACAGGAACGACGCGACGACGAGACACCGGCAGCCGCCCTCGGAGTGGCGGCACTGGAACCGCTGCTGCGCGTGGAGGCTGAACCGGCCCGATTGCCGAAACCCCGCTACAAGAAGCCGCGGGCGGTCGTGCCGGACAGTTCGTATATCGCCTTACGCAAAGCGCAGGGCGAAAGCATCTACGCCGTCCAGCACGACAAGTTCCGCGAGATCGAAGAGATGTTCGACCGCGAGCACGAGCTGTGGGTGCCGCCCCGGATGCGTCGGGTCGTCCGGCAGATTCGGACGCCGATCATCGAGGACGTGCTGCGCCGGGTCGCCGCCGCGCTGACGCAGGGCTACCCGACGTTCAGCCAGGTGCCGCTAACGGTCGGCCAGTCGGATCAGGATCGCAGCGAGCACCTGGGCGAGTGGCTGAACGCGGTGTTCCCGCTGCTCGAGAAGCAGAGCGGTGAGCGGGCCTTCTTCCAGGCGGTGTGGTACGCGGCGATGTATGGCCGGGGCTGGCTCCATCTGGAGTGGATGCCGGACGCCTGGGAGAACTACGAAATCTGGCTGGACGAGGTCCAGGTCGGCCCCGGCGAGAGTGCGCAGTCGTTCCGCAACCGGATCGAGCAGCGCAAGAAGCTGGAGAAGCTGCCCTGGTACTTCCGCGCTCTGCACCCCCGGATGGTGCTGCCCTTCCGCGACCATCTTGGCTTGAAGGAGGTCCTGATTGTCGAAGAGCGGCCGAAGCTCGAGATCGGGGACGCCTACGGCAAGGGCGACAAGGGGCGGCTGGCCCCGCGCCTGGAGGCGGGACCGGACGGCGAATTGTGGCCGGTTGCGCCCGACGAACTGCTCTCCGGCCTGACGAGCGACGAAACCTGGCGTTCGATCAACCTCGGGGATACGGTCGAGTTCGTCACCTACTACAACCGGGAGTGGGTCGCCTATTGGGCGGACGGCGTGCTGCTCAAGCGGGTCAAGCACGGCTACGGGCGACCACCCGTCTTCGAGGCGCGGTGCCTCTCCACCGGCAGCCGCGACCCCGCCAAGGACACCCGGTCGATTGTCGATCCGCTGCTGGAATTGGTCCGGGGCCTCGATCAGGTGCTCACGATCAAGCTGGCCTGGGCCTATCAGGCGGGCCTGCCGATGGCCTTCCACAAGAAAGCGCCCCGCCCGGCCGGCACGATTGCGCCGACGAACCAGCAGGGCGAGGCGTTCCAGTGGGACCCGGCCCGGATCATGGAGTTGCAGCCGGGCGAGGAAGTCGGTTGGATCGAAGCGCCAGGGGTGGGCCGCGACCTGGCGCAGATTGCCGACACCTATGAGCGGATGATTCAGGAAATGTCGGCGCTGCCGCCGATCGTCCGGGGGTTTGCCGAGGGGGCGAACCAGCCGGGGTATGCGATCAACCAGTTGCTCAACGCGGCCAAGATGATCTTCGAGCCGATTTTGGATGACCTGACGACGGCGTTCGAGCAGGCGGCGGACTTCCTGCTCTGGACGATCGAGCACCACGTCAAGGAGCCGGTCTGGCTGGTTGGTAATGATTTGAGCCAGAAGATGCGCAAGCGCAAGACGTGGCTGAGTCTGGGGCCGCGCGACATTCAGGGCTACCGGCTGGTGCGCTGCTCGATCAAGGCGGTCCACCCGGTTGCGGACGCCGCCAAGATGCGGGCGGGCCTGGAACTCTGGACGGCGGGCGCGATCCCGTGGGACGTGTTCCTCTCCGAGTATTTGGGGCTGCCGGACGCGCAGCAGGTGATCCGCAAGCGCAAGCTCGAGGACCTGATGAAGTCGCCGGAGCTGATGCAGCTCACGACGCAGGAATTCATCCGGGCGCTCGGCATGGAGGGCCTGTTCGGGGAGCAGCAGGGGACCGGCCCCGGTGGCGATCCGAACGCGCTGATGCAGCAGATGATGGGGGGTCTGGACCCCGCCATGATGGGCCAGATGAACCCAGCGCAGATGGGCCAGATGGACCCGGCGATGATGCAGCAAATGCTGGGCGGGCAGCCGCCGGTCGATGCCGGCGTGGGCGGGGGCCTCGCGTTGCCGCCCGCCATGCCGCCGCAGTCGCAGCCACCGGAGCAGCAGCCGTGGAACCAGCCGGGCGGAACGCCGGGACTGGCCCCGCTGCCGAACAGCGCCTTCTGGCCGGGAGGGATGGATCAGCTTGGCTAGGCAGCAACAGCACGATCTTGACTGGATTGTGGAGCACGGGGCACAGGAGTGGAAGGCGGACCTCGACGCGATGGCGACGATGTTTGGCCGGCCGTTTCGGACCCGCCTGACGAAGCAGCAGCAGGGCAAACTGCTCGAAGCCTATCAAACCGACCCCGGCGTCCAGCAGGGCGGCAGCCCGCAGACGCCGGCCGGGCAGGCGGCAGCCCGCGCCCTGGAAAGTGTCTTTGCGGAAGACGCCCGCGTGGGCGCACGACGGAGGCGGTAGATGCCCGACGAATTTACGATTGCGCCCGACGCCCCCACCATCGTGACGCCGTTCGATGATGCGGCGCTCGATCCTTCCTTAGAGGGGGACCGCAAGCGCGCCCGTGACGCCTTCCTCAAGCTGATGCAGGCACAACAGGAGGTTGACCGCATTCAGCAGCAGATGGCGCAGTTCCGGGTGGACGAGAATACCGGCCAGGTGCTCGACGCGAGCGGCCAACCGGACCCGGCAGCGACCGCGCGGTACCGGCAACTGATGACGCAGTGGCAGAGCAAGCGGGCACAGACGCAAGAGGGCGGCTTCCTCTTCGAGAACTACAAGTCCGCCCGCGACGCCTACGAGACGGGCACGAACTCGATTCGGACGCGGACGACGAACGCCCGGACGGCCGAAGATCAGATCGCGATCAATTCGGCGCAGGCGCAGGCGACCGGCGAGCAGACCCGGCTGACGAACCAGCAGACGGCACAGGCCAACGCCGCCAATCAGGCGGCGCAGGATCAGGCGGCGCTGGACCGCCTGCTGATCTCCGAGCGGGGGGCCACCGAGCGCAACAACGTCGCCCACCAGTGGGATTACCCGACCCTGATCGAGAATATCCGGTCGGGCCTGCGCAGCGGCCGGATCGAGTCCACCAAGACGGCCCTCGACATTGCCAAGGCGCTGCCGGAGCTGGAGTCGCCCTACGTCCGCAACTTCGGCCCCGGCGGGCCGGCGTCGATCGTCTACGACGCGCTGGGGCTACCCTTCACGCCGCAGAGCAAGACGCCGCTCTCGATTGACGATGTGATCGGTCAGAGTGGTATCGCCGGCAAGGTGGACCCCTCGTCGTGGAACCCGGACTCGATCCAGCGGATCGAGGATATGTCGGCCGACTGGCAGCGCCGCGCCTTTCAGGAGGCGGCGTTCCCGACGTACGGGCAGATGACTTCCCTGACCAACGGCTCGGCCGGCGGCGGTTACGGCGCGTCGTCGGTGGCGGGTGGCGCAACCGGCCAGGGGGGCGTCGCCGGGGCCGTGACCGGGCAGGGCTTGTCCGGCGATACGGCGGAATTGGCCCGGTCGCTGGGCAGCGTCCCGATCAATGACCCGCGCCAGGCGTTCGTCGCGAAGTACCTGCCCTACGCGATCGAGTTCGAGCGGCAGACCGGCGTGCCGGCCAACGTCACCCTCGCGATCGGGGCCAGCGAGTCCAATTGGGGCAAGGCCGGCAGCATCTTCGGCATCAAGGGGTCGGGGCCGGGCGGCAAGTCGCAGAACTACGCGACCTGGGAAATGGTCAACGGCCAGCCGGTCCAGACGCGGGCCGACTTCGCGGTCTACGATGACCCGTGGCAGGCGTTCCAGCACTTCGGCAGCCTGATCAACAATGAACGCTACCGGGGTGCGCCGACGAGCGACCCGCGGGCCTTTGCGGCGCATCTTCAGCAGCGGGGCTACGCGACCGATCCGCAGTGGGCCGACAAGATCGCGTCCCTGAGCACGCAGGTCGCGCCGCTGATCGCGCAGACGCTCTCGCAGCCGGGCGTGCCGGTCCAGATTCGGGCCGACTACGCCGAAGGCCGGGTCCGCCGGGCCGGGGCGACCGATCCGACGGTGCAGGGGCGCAACCCGCTCTTCGACGTGGCCGAGAAGGAGTTGGGCAAGCCGTACGTCTTCGGCGGAGGCCGGAACGGCGATACCACGTCCTACGACTGCTCGTCCTTCGTCAGCGACATGTACAAGCGGGCCTACGGCATCAACATCACACCCTACACCGATGCCGCGGCGGCGCAGCCGGACATGGTGCGGATCGACCCGAAAGACGCCCGACCCGGCGACATTGTGTTCTACCAGTACCACGACCCGTCGCAGCCGCAGGCGAAGCTGCCCCACATGGGGATTTGGGTCGATCAGAATCAGGTACTCGATGCCCGCTACGGGCAGGGGGTGGGCTACCGGCCGCACGTCCAGAAGCCGGGCATGCAGATGATCATCATGCGGCCGAAGGCGATCCACGAGGGCACGGTCCAGCCGCTCAACCCCCGGCAGCAGCAGCAGGTCGAAGTCGCCCAGAAGAGCCAAGGGCCGACGTACGGGGCGGGGGAGCCGCAAGCGCCGCCGGAGGCGTCGGGCACGACGCTGCCGCGGTCGTCGTCCTCGACGGGCTACGAGCCGGGGTCGCCGGGAGCGCAGCCGAGCACGCCCGCGGCCCCCAGCCCGGCCCTCCCGACCGGCCAGCCGGCGGAGGCGGCGAACGACCTGAACGGCTACCAGTACGTGCCGCCGATGCCGGGCGGGTCGCCGGCCGAAGCCGCGAACGACCTGAACGGCTACGTCTACCGGCCACCGGCCCCGCCGCAGGGCGGGTCGCCGCTCGAGAATGCGAACGAGCTGGCGGCGACGCCGTTCAACCCGCCTTCGGGCACGCCGCCGGGGCAGGCCCTCGCGAATCAGGCGTGGTCGCAGGCGGGGCAGCTCGCCGGCCAGGCGGCGCAGCGGCCAGCGGCCCCCAACCCGGCGGTCGAACAGCCGGTGCGGCGGACGGACTTCTGGACGGGCCAGGTGCTCGGGCCGGGCGAGCCGAGCAGCGACCCGCTCTCGGGCGTGCGCAACCTGTGGGGGCAGCCGAATCAGACGCCGAACCTGGGCGTCGGCCATTACGAGCCGGGCGTGCCCGCCCCCTACCAGGGGGTCGTGGACGGGGTGCGGCGGATGGTCGAGG